AGGTCTGGTTGGGGTTGGAACAAGCTCGCCAACTGAAAAAATGGACGTAACTGGTGCTGTAAAAGCGTCTGCTGCCGCCAATAACTGGGGTTACAGCGCATCGTTTTTTGATCGTAGCGGAAACGACACTCGCGTAGTTGCAGGTGCTACCAGTGGCAACAGTTCAAATATAGCGTTTTGGACGTATAACAGCGGAACGCAAACGGAAAAAGCACGCATACTCTCTTCTGGCGGCATCACTTTTAATGGGGATACAGCCGATGCTAATGCGTTGGATGACTACGAAATTGGGACTCATGTAGTTACAATTGGTTGCAGTACGTCTGGCTCAATGACTCTAAATTCGGGTCGCAACACTGTACAATACACAAGAGTCGGTGATTTAGTAGTTGTAACAGGGTTTCTCGAAATAAACTCTGTTTCTTCTGGCGTTGGTTATGTGACACTATCAATGCCGTTTGCTAATAACAATGCAACGCAATTTGGCGGCATAACAGTGGGTGACATAATAGTTTCGGTAAGCGGTAACCCACTAAATTGCGGTGATTATGTGCTGTATCAAAGTTACGGCGAAAGCCAAATTCGTATTTACGCAACAGATAACAAAACATTGTATAACGGTGCGGATGCGGCAGAGCATATAACAACAGCAGGTGGCGCAGATATTTTTATAAACTTTTCATACAGGACATCATAAAATGGCATTAACTGAACGAGTAGAAGAAGATAAAATTGAAGTCGTTGGACAGTATAAAACAATACAAGTCCGCACGGCTACTGTTGTAGAGCGCGATGGTGTGGAGTTGACTCGCGCTTTTGAGCGCAAAGCACTTGCACCAGATGCAGATGTATCTGGCGAAAGCGCAGAGGTGCGTGGCATAGCTGATGTAGTTTGGACACAAGAAATCAAAGATGCGTATGCGGCTCATGTAGCGGCATCACCACCAAATGGAGAATAACTAATGGCTTACGTACATGATCTCACTATTACTGATCGCATACGTGTTGCGCCAAGCAAAGCGATTGGTGACGACAGTATACAGGAAAATGTCATCGAAGCGGTAGTCTGCATAGCTAAATGTACGGATGACGCTACGGATGAAGTTGCAAGCACTGATCCGTGGGTGACTATTGACTTAACTGAACTGACGGCAAGCGACTTTGTGGCGTTTGACGACCTAACGGGACTACCCACACGCGCAAAAAATCAATTAGAAGCGTGGGGCGAAGAGCAAAAGAGCGGCCTTGAAGCGCAGTTAACTGCAAGGGCTGTAGCCAGTAAGGAAGTTGTCCCTGTATGGGCCGCTTGATCCGCGCATTGCAGCGCATGGGCGAGGCGTTTTTGAAAGCACTGACTAACGCATACGGAAAATGAACTACCCCCCGTACAACAAAATTCGCTCGACAGGCGAAATGAAAGAGTGTTACGAAAAAGCACTGAAAGAAATTACCTCTCTGCGTGATATGCAGCGCACGGAACGAGCGGCAAGCAGAGAAAACAGGCAAGAAGCATTAGAGGGCAGACGGCAGGTCAAGAGGCTGAACAAAGACCTGCTAACGATGACCAGAAAAGAGAAAGCCGCAGAGGAAGCGAGCAAATGCGGTTACTGGAGCGGAGGCGCAACGGTTCTGGTTACGATGGTCTACGAGGCGTTCCGCATCTCCGGTCACTGGCCGGGGGGTAGGGCGTGGCAGGATTGGTGGGAACACGAAGCACTATTCGGGGCGATATGTTGGGTCACAACGATGACATTCGCAAGTTTTCATAAGGCATTTCACGGCAAATGAGGAGATAGAATTATGCCAAATGTGGGCGGCAAAAAATATCCATACACGGCGGCAGGGATGAAGGCGGCAGCAAAAGCTAGGAAAAAGAAGAAGGCCAAGGCGAAGCCTAAATCTAAGATGCGTGGGAGACGTTAATGCCAGCCAAGAAAGATCCACGTTTAGCCCGTGCGGGTGTAACTGGTTACAACAAACCCAAACGTACGCCCAGCCATCCAACGAAGTCGCACGTTGTAGTGGCTAAATCGGGTGGGCAGGTCAAGACGATCCGCTTTGGTCAGCAGGGCGTAAAGGGCGCCGGACGTAACCCGAGAACGGCTAAGGACAAAGCAAGGCGTAAATCGTATTTTGCCAGGCACAATGCTCAAGATCCGAACCCAAGTAAACTTAGTCCTCGCTTTTGGTCGCATAAGGTTAAATGGGGTAAATAATGGAAGGTGGATCAGATCCAATCAGCTTATTGCTGACAGGCGGTGGGTCAGCTGGAACAGGCGCAATCTTAGCCTATCTGATGATGTCAAAAATGGGCAAGAACGGCGGTAACGGTGATAGTGATGCCGTGATTGCCGAACTAAAAGACGTTGCTGGCAAATTAGACGAAACCAACAACTTGCTACAAGAGCTTCTACGCGCACAAGCGCGGATGGAAGGTAGCCTCACTCACATATCGCAGAGGTAGAGCATGAACGTACAGGAACGTAAAGAGCAGATACAGGAAGAACAGAAGAAGGCGTTTGAGGAGTTACAGGCCGCTCAAAATACAGTGCAAGAGTTGACCGCACTGATACAACGCCAGAATGGGGCTATAGTAGCCCTTCAGAACGTCTTGGACGACCAGAACGAGCAATTACGCTCTGAGAGCAACGGAGAAGTCACAGAGGCCGTAGCGGAGCTTGTAGCCTAATGATAAGTGGCGTTGATACACTGGTAAAAAGCGTTATAAAAAAAGTTGGGTCACGCAAGTTTGCTGTGGCAACGGCAGTAGGTGCGGCAGCTACAACAGGTGCAGTTGAGATAACTTGGCCCGTTGCAGCTGTAGCTATTGCTTATATTGCGTCACAGGCACTTGTGGATTACAAGAATTAGCTGTATATTAAGAGGGTGAAAACCTCCTATGACGGCCTTTCGTCTTCACCAGAGACGGGGGCCGTTACTTTTTTATAATACTGGGTAAAATCTGTGCCATCAAAACGGTTACGGCAATAATCACTATCCAAGGGCTATTCGCAATCTTTTCAATCATCCTGTTTCTCCTGTAGCACCTCTACTTTTTGTATCCCATTATCAATGGCTTGCATGGCGGCTAAGATGTGACGGCATCGTCTTCTGTATGAATAGCCTAAGCATTGGCATTGCCAATCGCTTTCACCGTCTCCATCTAAGCGACCCACTACCGTGTATACTTTAGTTCTGTCACTGCTTGCAATCCGAAATTTTAACGTCATCATAGCACTCCCCAAAAAAGAAGTTGGCCCAACGCCTCTCCCCTAAAGCGCGTTGGGACTATCCCTTTGCGCTCCTGTCCGACGTTAGGCCAACTTTATTCAAGTTTAATATCCTATAAATCGCCCTCTATATCAACTGCTCTTGACGTTGTAAAATCAGCTTGGCTACCTCTTCCATCTCTGGAGTGTGCCAGCCCGTCCATTCGCTTTCTTTGTGATCGTAACTCATCCCTACGCGATACAGCGCCTTGGATGCGCTTTCTGGCATCTCCAATGGCGCTGGCCCCTGTATGGTGTAACGATGAGTCGGTTGCGGCCTGTGTAGCTTCCTGTTGGCCTTGTCCCTTGCTCTCGCCTTCTGGTAATCCAACTCCTCCGCTATCAGATAATACAACACCTTCACCTCTGGATGGGCCAAAGTCGAGCCATTCTCCATCAAATTCTTTAGCAATTCGATTGCCCACTGGATGGTCTGATTTGAAACTGTACTGTCTGGGGGCGTGTCCTCTCTCGTCGACCACAGCGATACAAAGATTTCTTCTATTGTCACCTGCTCCAAGGGCTTCGATCCGCTTTTGAGTATTTCTGTGCCGAGTTCTAGCATTGGTTGCCATCTCCGTTAGCAGGGGGCCAGTGATATGTATTCCTTCTGCCCAGGTAAATAGGGGCAGCTTTTTGTTTTGGGTTTCTAATAATGTTGGGCTGGCCGCAGCCCATGAATACCCGTATTTGATATCTCTCTCTGCATTACCCCTATCGAACTCCGTCATAGTTTTAGGCAACGCATCTCTAAACTGGCTCATTGTGCTACAGAGTGACATCGTTGTGCCGTTTTTCTACATATTCATCATCTGGATCTACCCCATGTATTCTATAATAATCAAGTTTAATATTTTCAAGGCTGACACTGTTAATGCGATCAAACAAATCAGCTTCACAAAAATCTTCAACGTGACCAACTACAATTATAATTTTTTCCCCGCTCTTGGTGTGACATACAATCCTACATTTATCGTTTGGATCAAGTGGATATGTCTTAAATTCAAAATGGGACACATTACGTAAAGGTATTACGCCTGTCGTTCCGATTCCATCCTGTATGTCCCTCTTATATTTCAAACACTTTTCTTTTTTTTGTTCATTGCTCATCAGTTTGCTCCCTTAAAATGACCTCTATACGAGGATCGTCTTTGTCTACTAAAAAAGTGTCGGTAAATCCGCGCACCCATTGTTGATTATCATCTGGCAAAACGCCAATCAAAACCAACCCATCTAAAATGTATTTTACAGCGATGCGAATGTTGTCTGGGTCACCCCGTTTTGTTTTTCTATAAAACGTAGTTTCGATCCATACAGGTTTTTTGACTTTTTGCATACGCTGGACAACCGCTTCCGTAGCTACGGTTTCTGTCCATTTTTTCTTTACCTTGCTATACTGCGCCCAATGTCGTTTAGAAGCATCAATCACCCCATTTAGGTTAGGTAGCTCTCCTCTAATTATTAGCGGCTTGTTCATTTTTTTCTCTAAAGGCATCATCAACGCTCATATGCAGTTTGCCCATTTCATCCGGTGATGGTGGATCTATTAAAAATGAAGCCGCTCTCATCTGCAAGTTTTTCATTTCCTCTGTTTCTGAGTTACCAAAAAATCCAATATACAATCCCCCTTCTTGCATGATTTCTTCATTGATGCCAAAGCAGATAACTTGCACGTTGTTACCCCTTTGCATAAAACTTTTTACTTGCGAAGAAAATTTCACCGCATCAAGCACTGTTTGCTGTTTGCTCTTTTCTTCTGTCCTATGTTTTTTTGCATCAGTAATTTTCTTGTTTGCTTTTTGTTTGATACGACTATTTTTGCTCATTGTGTGCTGGCCTTTTTTTTAACGGTTCATTTTCCTCCCAATCCGCAATCAACATACCTCGTTGATGTGGCGCATTGAATGATAGTTTACGCGCCTTAATCTCTCTAAGGATATCAAAGTATTTAGGGTAGTTTTTTTCGATGTATTGCTTGAGGCTTTTATGGAATTTCCCTTCAACCTGCTTATCCACCCATTTATCAACTGCAATGCGCCAGTGGTAATAGGCCGAGTTTACCAAATGTTCATCGCTCATCTTGCTTACATCTATTTCTTTATTCATGTAAGCTTCTCGACTATGTCTATTGGTTCGCTGTCGTATTTTGCCAAATCCATTTTGATGCTTCCGCTGCGGTATAGCTCCAACGTCATCCCCAAGATGGTAGATAAGCGATCAGCTTGGTTTTGCTCCTCACCGGATTCTTTCCAGACATGACAGGCTCCAATCCAACAGCGCGTCATATGCCGCACTTGAGCAACAAACAGATCCTCGTAGTCTGATGAGGCTACTACGGTTTCGTTCCATCGCTTTCGGATTGCAACCAAGTATTCAACGCTTTTACCATCCTCAACTTTAGCTTCAATTGCAATCAAATCGTTTTGCCGCACCTCGAGTTTCGCCATCTTTTCCTCAATGGCTGTATGGCGTTCTTGCAATTCAAAAATAGTCGCGCCAGTATCGTCTACTGCTTTTAACAGGCTATTGCCACTCTCAGATTTCCCATCATACAGCACCTCAACGGGCGTGTTTGGTTTTAATCCAAATTTCTTAATAGACATCGGTTGCTCCCTTCAGTTGGTGTTGACTCAGAGCAAAACCCTCGCCATGCCCCAGGTCGGTCAAGTTTTCCTGTCGGATCAACTCATCTCCGGTAGCCATGCCCCTAAACTCATACTTGGGGAATGTGCCGACCATCAATGCGTATAGATCCTTTTTCTTCTTCCACCGCACAGCTAAGAGCCGTGCGGTTTTATATTTGCTAGTTTTCACATCCACTGTTTTGCCCATCCAGATAGCATCCCCTGTTCGATCTGCTGATGGATCAGCAACGATAGACATATCTGGATAAACATTGAAAAGTTTACAGAACGCTAACTCCGCACCGTAGCCCTCAAGATCGATATCAAACCGATCCTGTGAGCCAACTTGAGCATTGGTGATACCTCGTTTAATGGCGTTTTCCATACGACTACGCGCCATGAAACGGGCTAATCGTTGCTCTGCGTTATTGAGTTCGACCTGTGCGCCAATCAAAAGGGCAGGTCATCGTCATCGTCTGTTGAGGGATTTACGGGCTTTTCTTGTTGATCGGGCTGACCAGCTGGCTTGATCTGGAAGTTGGCTACAGGTAGGGTTTCGCCATCTCTCTCCCACGTTCCCATCTCGCGCTTAATCAAAAACGTGGAATTCGCAGCGATCCCTGCCTTGAGCAGAGACTGGTGCAATTTCCGGTTGGCAAATATCGTGACGTTCTCGTCACAATACCGAGCGGCATACCTCATTGTGTTGTATTGGGTAGGACGCGAGTCTCCAAACGGAAAGTGAATTTCATGCCACTGACCATCTGGAAGGAAGATTTTCTGTTTGCCGTTTGGCGCAGCTTTGGTCGGCTCAGTGTGGTTCTGCGACCACTGTAGGATGGGGTCGTACATAGTATCCATAAGTTGCTCTCCTTGGATGTGTGATGAATGGATGACACAATTTACGAGCATCCCGTTTGCTCTGTCAAGCAAAAAAAAGCGCCAGACATGGCCCGTAGGGGTAACCACATCTGGCGCTCCATCACCATTCATAGGGAGCAAACCCATGATGGCTCAAGGGTAATCGATTTAATTTAGATTGTCAAGCTCAAGTGCCTCTCTGATCTCCTGGAGGAACAATTCTCCATCCATCATCTCCCCTGCCATCAGATCAGATAGCTGTGCCATACGGTCATAATACCGAGACAGTATCAAACATAACGCTAATAGGATCTGTGAGTTTTTTTGCTTACCTCGCTCCATGCGCGAGATGGTCGAAACATTGAGTCGTACAATCTGTGCAAACTGAGGCTGTGTCAATCCTAATTTTTTTCGGGTATGCTTAACGCGATTCATAGTTTTTCTCCAGGTAGTCTACGAGTATGTAAGTAATCTGCTCCATCACATGTAAAGGACTCTCGTCCTCAAGATCGAACTCTAGCTGAACCATGCCATTTTCAATCAGTTTAATGGTGTTTCTGTCTGGCATTATGATCAAAGTCTCTGGCCGCTTTTCGTTTGCCACTCGCTTGCTCCCCGTATCAATCAAATCTCTAATCATTTTCTTTGCTCCCAATCAAAATGTAATCGGACGCATTATCGTTTAGTGCGTCTCTGTCTGTGTAATATCGCATGGTCGTATTTACCGTTGCGTGTCTAAGATGGCTCTGCACCTTCTGTATAGTTGCTCCCCCTTCCAATGCGAGTGTAGCGCACGTATGCCTCAATGAGTGCGCGGTGATTTTAATGCCGACCTTCTTGCCGTACAACTGTATGATGCTTGAAATAGCTTCTGGGCGAATCCTACCGCCCAAATTGTTTACTTGGGACATCCCAACGAAAACGTAGTCAAAATGCTCCGTGAACTGCCTGTAATAGTTAAGCAACGTATCAAGACTCTCGCATACCCTGTGCGAGAGTTTGACTCTCTGCTCATATCCCGATTTTGTGTCGCGTAGCACAGCTACCGTATGCTCTCCCTCGCGCTGTATGTCTTGCCACTTGAGATTAGCCGCCTCAGAGCGTCTCATGCCCGTATAGACTAACAGGATAATCAGCGCACTGTCTCTAGCCGCTTTAACTCTCGTCCGGAGGTCGCAGTGAGGACGTTCAATTGCTTCATATGCGATCTCAATCATCTCCTCTATCTTGTCTGTGTCTACCGCTTTTCCCATACTCGTCTGTGGCGTTTTATACCCTCTAACAAGCTCTGGGGACGCAGGGTTGCGATCAATCAATCCTATCGCTACGCATCGCTTGAAAAAGGATCGTAGGCTCGTCAGCTTGCGGTTGATCGTTGACGGCTTGATGCCTACTGAGGCTAGTTGGTTTCTATACTGCTCAACGTCCTCAAATCCCGTTCCCCTTACATGCGCTTCCGTAATCCAATCGATCCCGAAAAACTCAATCAGATCTGTCCGGTAAGCGGTGCGCGTGGCATCGCGCATCTGGGCAGAGAGGAACGGCTCTAATAGGTCTGACCCCCGTTGTGGGAGTGAAACAATGGCACTAGTCATTTGTTTCTCCTCTCCATCCACGAGACACCCATTTGCCATCCTCGTCCTGGGATGGCTTGTCGAACGATGTGTGGTAGGGACACCAAGGCCATTCAGCCAGATAATCATCAATCTTAGTCTTTAGCTCTTCCAACGTGTCTTCTCTGAACGTGACAAACTTCATTATGGTTTCTCCTTCAGAATTTGATCGACAATCAAAATGCGCTCACCAATCCAACGCATCACCGGAACGGCCATACTGTTTCCAATCGCTTTGTAGCGTGGCGTGTCCGGACAATCTTCGGCAGGTTTGTTGCGCCATGGGATGCGAGTGTGATCGTCGGGCATCCCCTGTAATCGCTCACACTCGCGTGGAGTCAATCGGCGCACCTGCGTCCCTGTAGCAATCGCATGGGAGTGCGCTTTCGTTATCGGATCTTCTCTCGTATTTATGCAACCAAACACCGGGACGGCACTCGCCGTATCCTCTCGCATTGAATCCGTTGGAACGCCCTTATGATCTCTAGCATACAATGTGCCAGAGAGCCTGTGAACTGGAATAATCGCATCGGACTCTACTCGCTCGTTTCCTGTGCGCGAGTACGGAGCGCCGCCCGTAACAGTGGGGGCAGTTTTTTGCCTCTCTTTTCCGCTCGTCTTAGCACTCCCCTGCAAGCAATCGCGCTCAAACAATACCGCTGTAGCTCCTCGCTCATCGGCTCCAAGATGTCCGACAACGAACACTCTTCTTCTCCGCTGTGGGACTCCCCAATTTTGAGCGTCCAAGATTCTCCACGCGAGATTGTACCCGCATTCAGCCAGCGCCCCGACGATGCTTCCAAAATCCCGTCCCCCGTTTGTGCTGAGACAACCTGGGACATTTTCCCAGACGATCCATCGGGGTTGTTTTTTCTTTGCAATTCTACAAAACTCAAGGGCGAGGTTGCCACGCTCGTCATCCAATCCTTTTCGGAACCCTGCAACGGAGAAGCTTTGGCAAGGGGAACCTCCGACAAGAACGTCAATTGCTCCTGCTCTGCTGATGAATCGCTCATCCGTCATGTCTCCTAAATTCGGCACATTCGGCCAGTGATTATTTAATACCTCAGATGGGAAAGCCTCTATTTCAGAAAACCACTGCGGTAAAAACCCCAGTGGCTCCCATGCTAAACTCGCGGCCTCTACGCCGCTACATACGCTACCGTATCTCAACGTCATATCTGTTCCCTCTCTGCGCGTAAACGCTTTACAGCCCATCTCAACCGATTCTCGTCTACTTTACTCACACACGCCAGATGCGTAGCCGTCCGACAATGCACCATATACGAATACGGGTGAGCGCGTGAGGGGGAACGAATCCCCCTACAGCACTCACCCGTTGTCTCCGGATACCAACGCCCCCCGTTATCAAATGATCCGTCTGGATGGACTACGCGATCCTGTAACGCGATATACTCCTCTGCAATCGCTCTGAGCTTTTTGTTCATGCGATATTTAGCCATTGTCGCTCTCCTCTGCTTCGTTGGCCTCTCGCTCTGCCTTAAGCTCTGCTATGCGGCGATCAATATTACGAACAGCTTCCCGTTTGTGCCTCCTCAACGCATCAATCAAACGATCTACCTGAAACGGTGTAAGGCTACAAGCGAAGGTGTCATTTGGATCTGGCTCGTAATCGCCTTCAAACTCCTCGCGTCCGTAGTCTTCATGGATGCGTTCAAACGTCACATGTACATCGCCCAGAATTGTATACAGATTGGTCACATACGATCCCTCTACGTAATCGCCCGTAATCATAGTCGTTGGATATTTTTTAGCCATTCGATTGCTCCCTCTGGATGTCTAGCCGTGTTGCCTTGGCCTTTTGGATGTGACGGGTCAATGAATCTCTAAGCGTCTCAGCGTCCTCAATGGACATATCTAAAAACAAATCTGGCTCATCAGAGAAATTCGGATCTCCGCACTCTCTGAAGTCTACCCAAACAGAACCACATGAAGTCATAACTCTGACTAGGTGATAATTGCACTCACCCTGCATCTCTAACAGATCTGCCATGATTACTCTCCCTCGTCCACTTCTTGCAATCCGAATGCACCTGGGCCGTTGCCTTCCGGATCTCTCTCTGCCCAGATGACAAATGTTTTGTCTCTTCCCGGAAGAGTTTTACGAACGACCAGACCGACATACTGCTCGTTCATCTCACCTGGGCAATCAGCCAAGCCAACGATTTTCGCGCCAACGATGGGGCGCAGCATATCCTCGTGATACGACATAAGGTTGCTCCCTTTATATGTGCCGCTGAATTGCGACATAGAGTAACCTACGAACGTATTGATATATTGTCAAGTGTAATCAAAAACATTCTCAGCAATCAAATTGATTTTCAATCAATATTATATAGGGCAGCGCAATCAAAATGATTTTGATCGATCCTCGGCCAGCTGGGTCAATCGCAATCAAAAACGTGTTATTCTCAAAAATTCCAGGGGGGCAATCAGATTGAAAATTGACGAGCAATCAAAATGACAATCAAATTGACAATCAAAATGATATTGAACCGCTCGTCGGAGCCGCCAGTGCGTCCAGGATTTTGGCGATTTTTTGAGCGGCGATATAGGCGCAACGTCAAGTAATAGAACGACATACGACAAATAATAAACTTGACAATACGTCAAGTATTACTATCTTAGAACATCATTCATCATTCATTCATTTAAGGAGCATTTAATATGACACGTCAACGCGACATCACACCTACCGCCGTCCGTACAAAAGACGGGAGATTTACGGGTCGGTATACGTTCGACATTTACACATTTAACAAGCAATTCACCAACGGCGTAATATGTGGTGCATTCATTTCTGGCGTTTCGATTTTGATCGCCATTTACCTTGGGAGCTAAGACTATGAAAACTCTATTTACTAGAAGTGAGCAAAATACGAAGACGGCAAAAGATAAAAGATATGAATCTGTAATATTGCACCTCGCACCGTACAAAGTGAGCGGTAAAAATACTTGCCCAATGGCCGCTGTAGACAACACACGCCATGCGCTAGATACGCTAGCGAACGGCGGCAATCTTGCCGTTGTTTTTGCCGTAAAAAAGGCGGTAGATTTACCGCTTGAAATGTGGTCTAAAAAAGTGATAAACGGAGACGAGAGCGATTTACGTTTTTTAGATCCGAAAAATGTGGTAGTGGGATTGGCTAGCAAGGGAGATGCATTGAAACAGGCTAGTGGGTTTTGTTGGGAGTATTGCCTTAACACTTCCGGAAGATCTAAGTTTCAAAACGTGCAAAATTCGCGCATTGAAAAAACGAAACTATTCTATGAAAACAGAAATGCATTTATTCTAAAATTGTCAAAGGAGATTGAAAACCTACAGAAACGCGCACAGAAAAACGGCAAACCTTGTGCTGTTAGGCTAAACGGTACTAGCGACATAAGGTGGGAGAAAGTAGCGCCTAGCCTGTTTACGGATTTTCCAGACGTTGCCTTTTACGACTATACCAAGGTTCCAAATCGGCAAACTCCCGACAATTATCACCTTACGTATTCTATGCAGTTTATTCGTAAATATAACGGAATGCGAGCGTAAATGATGGATATATTTTTTGAGATCATTACGCTCGCATTTTTAATATTCGCATCTTTGAAAAAAGGAAAATAGAATGTCTATTATATGCTTATATGATAACTCCGGTATAATGGCGTCACCATGGGTACATGGTGGCGTCAACGCTAGCTGTTACGATATAAAAAATGCGTATAGTCAAGAGCGGTACGATAGCGGCGCACATCTCAATATGGTGAATTTTGATATAGGGAGAGAAACGCTAGAGAGATGTGCTAGGGCAATAAATCGGATAGGTGGTGCTGAAGTGCATTTGCCTATTGACACTAAGCTGACTCCCGTTCAGCTTGTCTTTGCCTTTGTGCCTTGCACAGACCTTGCCGTATCTGGTGCCGCTCATTTTAAAGCTAAAAGGGAACGCGATGCGGATTTTCAGCAAAAAGCGGTACAGCGTGCATTAGATGCGGTAAAGTTTGCGGAGGATATCGGAGCAGAATATTGCATTGAAAATCCCGTTTCTATGTTGGCTACATTATGGCGTAAACCGGATTACACGTTTCACCCATATGAATATGGCGGTTATCTAGATGCCGATGATGCGGAACATCCTCTCTATCCGGATTACATAGCACCAAGGGATGCATACAGCAAAAAAACGTGTCTATGGACTAGTGACGGATTTATCATGCCAGAAAAGAAGCCTGTTCCATGTGAGTCGTTCGGCAATAGTAGACAGCATAGCAAGTTAGGCGGTAGAAGTGAAAAGACAAAGACAATACGCTCACTTACTCCGCGCGGTTTTGCAAAGGCGGTTTATCTAGCGAATAGGTGAGTTTACCAGTATAAACTTTTATCCAGTCTAAACGCTCTCTTCGGTCTATGGATCGGGGGAGCGTTTTTTTTTGCATCTCACACACGTTGACGAATGTCTAACAAAGCGCAGCGGTAAGTAAACGGAACCAACTCGAGTTTTGATCACATAAACGCAAACGGGAAACGGAGATCGGGACGGAGATGCGGAGAGACGGAGATCGGAACGGAGTAGGATTTAGGGGTGGAGTAGGAAGCGCTAAACAATAGACACACGCAACAATCTACAATCGATTCATACGCGATCATATTAATGCGCTGTTTGGCGTTCGCTCGGCATGATTGCGCGGAGTTTGTCGCATATGTTGGCGTGTGTCATCGCGTATAATTGTCAATATAGGCGGTAAAATATCGCGGTAAAATCGCGCAAAAAAAAACCCAGATTTGCCGCCCTGGATCGCGTCAACCTGGCGAAACGATCGACGGCCTATTAAAACAGAAACGAACCCGTATATACTCACCCATACACGTTCGCCCCCATAATTTTTCTAGATTTCGCTCTCCCCCATCTCGGAGTTCGCGTTGTGCGTATATGTGCTAGTATGTGCGTATATGAGCTAGTGATACGTTTGAGAGCGTTTGCTTCTTGGCAGAGCTTGACCTTAGCCTTAAGGTTTTACCCTGCCACTCTTGCTGTTGGGATTTTCTGGCTGATACGTCCGAGCCGCGCCCGCAACTGGCATCCATCGTTATGCACAACGATTGTGGAGTGAGTGACGCTTTTACCCCGTGCATGGGGCCGTAACAGGGATCGCCGCTTTCGCTTTAACCTTGGCCGTGTGTACGATTGCCTTACCTCAGTGGGCCACTTCTACATAACACCCTGGTCTCGCTTCGTGTCCCGATGTTATGCATTGCGCCTCAATGATACGGTAAATGCTTTTGTAAAGCAACTATGCATAAATATTTTTTATAGCTTGACATGGTTCTATAAATTTATTTTATTGTGGGTATGGTAGTGGACTATACCCAACAAGAATGGCCTACAGACCGTTGGCCCAATTTCTCTCGTAAAGAGATGGAATGCCAAGAAACGGGTGAGTGTTTGCTCTGCGAAGACATGATGGATGCGTTGCAGCAGATACGCCATGAACTGGGATCGCCGATGACGATATCGTCGGGCTACCGTAGTCCTCGCCATAGCATCGAAGCAGCCAAGGATACACCGGGTAGCCATTCAACGGGTAAGGCAGTAGACGTTGCCTGTGACGGTTCATATGCCTACCAAGTCTTGTCAGCGGCTTTACGCGCTGGCTTTACGGGCATTGGCATCAAGCAAACGGGCGTTAGCCGCTTTATCCATCTGGACTACATCCGACCGGGCGATGGGTTTCATGTCCTACGGCCTGTGATCTGGAGTTATTGATGGCAAAGAAAGCGTTTTGGGAAAAGAAAAACCCACGCAAGAAGTCGAAGACGCTAACGACTAAGCAAAAAGCTGCGGCCAAGGCACGGGCTAAGAAGGCTGGCCGTCCGTATCCGAATCTGGTGGATAATGCTGCCGTAGCACGGAAAAAGAAAAAGAAGTAATGGCCCTATCTGAGAAATTTAAAAAACAAGAAATACTTGAAAATAAATTTCACAGGGGGGCTTCTGATGGTAAACACTATTGGTTGACCCCACCAAGTCTACTTGAAGAATTGCAAAATCGTTTTGCTTTTGATTTTGACGCTTGCCCTTATCCAAAGCCAAACGATTTTGATGGATTGACTTGCGAATGGGGTGACAGCACTTATGTCAACCCTCCGTTTGGAAGCATCATACATGAAGGGCGCAAAAAAGGGCCAACTGCGTGGGCGCGAAAAAGCATTGAAGAAAATAAAAAAGGTAAGCGTGTGGTGATGGTCTACCCAATAGACAAATGGGTGCTGATGATGCTTTCCGCTGGTGCAAAAGTTGAAAATTTAGGCGATGTCCGTTGGTGTGCTACAGAGGATGGTTCACAGGGTAAAGGCACAGGAAGACACATTGCAATGTTCGTTTTAGAAAATTATCATGGCCCTATCTGAGCTACAAGAACAAGCAGTGCAGCTGGTGGTGCTTGATCGCTGGAACCCCAAGATGGCAAACGACAAGATTGCTAAGACCTTGGGCGTAGATAGGTCTACGGTGTTCCGCTGGCGCAAAGACCCAGAGTTCGATACGGCATTACAAACCGAGCTTGAGCGTGACCGAGCAGACTTTGATGAAGTGCCATTAGCTTGGCGCAAGAATCGCGTCTTAGCCCTTGAAGAGTTGTATGACAAGATCGACGATGCCCGTGTGTCACTAAAACTCAAAGTGCTTAAAGAGATACGCGAAGAGGTAGGTGATCACCGGATACAGGTAGACCACACGGTTGAGATCAAGGGAGCTAACTTACCTCCCAGAGCAGAGTCCTACGAGGAATGGCTACAGCAAAACAGCCAGATGGTCGAGGCCAACTACACGGTAAATGAGGCTGCTGGATGACTTGGAAGCCGCAAGCTGGCCCACAGGAAAAAGCGATCCGAGCATCGTTTGTTGACGAGCTATTCTTTGGAGGGGCTAGAGGCGGCGGTAAGTCTGAGTTTTTGCTGGGTGACTTTTTAGCGGACGTAGACACCTACGGTGAGCATTGGAAGGGGTTGCTGATACGCCGCACCTACCCAGAGTTAGACGAGATTATTGACCGTTCGCGGCAAATATTCCGCGAGGTCTACCCAGATGCTGAGTACAAAGTAGGCACACACCAATGGCAGTTTGGCAACGGTGCTACGCTTAAGTTTCGGCATTTAGAGAACGAAGCAGATGCTGACCACTTTCAAGGGCAGCAGTATACGTGGGTTGGTTGGGACGAGCTAACAAGCTGGTCTGACATGAAGTCGTATCACAAGCTAAAAGCTTGTTTGCGAACAGGTGCAGCAGAGGTTCCGACAAAGCGCATACGCGCATCGGGTAACCCAGGTGGGCCAAACCACAACAACGTCAAAAGTTATTTTATCGACGCTGGCGAAGAGTCAACGGTGGTGCAGGGCGAGGACGGGATGAACCGGATGTATATACGGTCACTCGTTACCGACAACAAAATCTTGTTGGAACGCGACCCTCACTACATACAACGACTCAAGAGCGTAGGTGACGAGCAGCTAGTAAAAGCATGGTTAGACGGCGATTGGGACTCGTTTGTTGGTCAATACTTTACCAACTGGCAAGAGCAGAAAATCCTCGTCAACAGCTTTGAAATACCATCGCACTGGCCGTTGTTTGGCGCGATGGACTACGGTGAGGCAGCACCAACGAGTTTTGGCCTGTATACCGTAGACTACGACGGCAACGTGTATCGCATAAGCGAATATTACCGCTCTAATGCTACAGCGTCACAACACGCAGCCAACATCGTAGAGATGATAGAGAGTTGTCCGTTTACAGGGGGTCGCTACCCCCAAGCAACGTATTGTGACCCGTCAATGTTTGTCAGACGGCGCTTGAGCGAGGTGATAAACCATTCACCAGCTGATGTGTTTGCTGAAAACGGCATCTTTCTGACAAGAGCCAACAATGACCGAGTGACGGGTTGGCGCGTTGTCAACGATGCACTGATAAAAGAGCAGTTATACGTATTTAACGGTTGGAACGATGCACTCTGTCGCACGATGCCAGCCCTGCCACGTAGCACAAAAAATCCAGAGGATCTGGATACTACGGCAGAAGATCATGCTGCTGACGAGTTACGTTACGCGATGATGCACGTGTATCGGCCACACAAACAGGCCGAATCAATGCCCTACGAAGGCACAGGCCAAGAGGCGATTGATATGTTGGAAATGGGTTTTGGTAGACGCAATGGGCGATACGCCGAAGCCTAACACTGCGGTTGGTGCGCTGTTTCGCACTGGCCCAACACTTGGAGCAAAGACGATGAAAGGTTTTAACGGAACGCCAACTACAACCAAGCCAAACAAAAGCGTCAAGGGCAGTGTAGTTAAGCCCAAGGCTGCTGGTTCAGACAACATGAAGAAGAGCGGTAGAGGCAAGTAAGCTTGAAAGAACGCGAGATAGAATACTGGCAAGGCGCTATAGAAAATGGCCGCAAGTATATGCGGTCACGCCACAAAACATGGCGGCGCTTGCTAAAAACGTACGAGCTTGATTTTGACGTTCCAGGATTGGACGATGACAAAATCGTGCGTATCTCGCGTATGTACCCACTTGCCCGTCAGATCATAGCCAGCGTCTCGTTTAACTACCCCCACGTTTTCTTCAAGGTTGAGGAACCGGGACGCGAGTTTGCCTCTGAAATATTAGAGCGCGTAGCCAATGCTGCGTTGGATCAGATGGATGCCAAGCGCGAGGTGCAACAGGCTATCTTTGACGCACTGTTCTGCTCCGTGGGCTGGCTCAAGTTTGGTTACAACCCGCCCGGTGACAGTGATATTGTTGCGCCTTATACGATCAACGATGAAGCGGAAAACGACTTTCCGTATGTGCATCGGGTATCGCCGTTTAACATCTACCTTGATCCTCTAACGCCTCCGCACAAAATGGGCAGCGCCCGTTATATCATTGAGAAAATGATTGTGCCGTTAGAGTTTGTGCGCGAAGACAAGCGTTTTTCCAACCGCCGTCAGATACAGCCGATGTCGGACGAGAGCGATGCAGATACGTTTCTCTACGACACCCAAGAGGCAGAATACTCTGACGAGCATGATGCGGTCACTGCGGCCAAGGTGCGCGGCAAAATGGTGTGCTTGTATGAGGTGCATGATCGGTTGCACAAAAAGCGCATTACGTTTGCCGAAGGCTTGAAAGAACCTATTGAAGAGGTAGACCATCCGATGTTGGCGATGGAGCCTGTGACGCAGCCAGATCCGTTTACAGGTCAGCCTATGATGACGGGCGAGTTTGAACCTGCTGGTGGGTATCTGGTAGACGGTGGTTTTCCATATCATGCAATAAAGTTCGATCAGACAGAGCGCAGCTTCTACGGCGAACCGCCGATGGCCTACGTCGAGGATACGCAAAGTCTGATTGTTGAGTCGGTGTCACGCCGCGCAGACCTACTTAAACGCTTTCAGCGTATAGTACTTGCATCACGCAGGGAGCGCGAAGCGAACCAAGACATCGGCGATACGTTAGAGACAGGGCGCGATGGTGAGATCATCTGGGTAGAAGACCCCAACACATCAATGCGCGAGATGAACTTTGGCAACCCACCGCCCGATCAGCTTGGCATTGAGTCCGATGCGCGTAGCTACGAAGAGCAAAGTCTCAACGTCAGCCAACTGGCGATGGGTGGTGGCCCGAAAGTCACTGCAACACAGGCCAGCTTACAAGCATCGTTTAGCCAAATTAATCGTGAATGGATGCAGCAATCCGTAGCCAACGCTTATCGCTCTATTGTGCGTAACACATTGCGTATGATGGCCGATGATCGCTACACGCCAGAGCAGTTTCTGGTCAACGTAGCGCGAGACACCGAAGATCCGGTATACGAAGCCGTCACAGCAGACCTTTTGCGCGTTCGATACAAAATCGAGATCAACGCAGGGTCAATGCAGCCACTGACCGAGCAGTTAGAGCGCCAAGATGCGCTGCAACTGTTTAACTACACAATTGGCTTACCAGAAATAAACCGCATTGAAGCGATTAAGGGGCTGTTATCTACTTTTAGAGTACAAGACCCCGAAAAATACCTTGGAAACCAAGAAGATGGCGATACGATCAAGGCGGCAAACCTTGAAAACGTAGCTTACTTGGTCAATGGCGGCGATCCAGGCGTTACGCCCAACGAAAATCACCAGTTACACATACAGATCCACGGCCAGATACAGCAGTTGCCACAATTTCAGCAACTATTACCGCAACAACAGCAACAAGTCATGCAGGTCGTGCAAAATCACGTTGGTCAGCACCAGCAATTCCTACAACAGATGGCCCAAGGCCAAGCGCCGTCAGCCCCAGCTGAGTCAGATCGTTCCGAAAGTGAAGGTAGCATTATCTCGCTAGTACGGAGCCAAGCGCAAGAGGTCAGCCAACAGCTACAAAACGCACCTGGGCAGGGATAAACTATGGTTTTCCACGATTACGAATGTGAAAAGTGTGAACATCGCCAGATAGATGTGCCGTCAGACACTCATGCTAAGATTCGCCGCACAATACAATGCACAGAGTGTAATGGCACAGCGCGAATGATCTTTGTAACCAGCAACCATATCAACAGCCAGCATTCTGGGATGTATGGAAAATTTCACGCTGGCTTCGGGCAAGTGGTTGAGTCGTATAGCCACAAGCAAGAACTGTTGAAGAAATACAATGTTAGGGAAAGCGCAGATGCAGTGGGCGGTTCTAAATGCCACATCACGAAC